AGGAACGCTTGCGAGCGCCACCCTCTGGCTGCGGAGCCTTAAGATTGCTGCCAGTAGCTTTGTTGTACTTCGCCCTGCCTTTGGCAGTCAGACCCGCGCCCTTGGATGCGGGCAGCTTTTCGCCGCGACCGATAGCAAGGGATGGGGTCTTCTTAGCCATAAAAAACTGTTGCCGTTACAGACGCACCACATCCAACAAACATACCGTTAGGGCAGTAAATACCTTGGCCTGGAATCATAATAGGCAAGCCGATGGTATTGAAGGTATCAACCTCTAACAAAATCTTGCTATACGCTGTAACGTCGCCGCTCGTCGTAGAAGTTACGCCAGTATCGACACAGGTAAACGTATCATCGCCAGTTTTTGTAATCGTGTATGCACCATCCCGACCAGCGCCAGACGTAAAATCTAAAAACACTCGTTGCCCAGTAACAAAACCGTGGTTCGTTATGGTGACGGTGATTGTAGCGCTAGGGCTTGTACGAGAATACGTGCCAGATTTCTGAGCCGTTGGGTCACATACGGAAACATTTCTTGCCGATACTGTCGCGCTTGTCACCGTGATAGATTTCAAGCGTACAGGGATCATGGTTACAAGCAGCCCTGTATTTTTTGCAATCGCAGATTTAACGTCCGTTTGCATCACAAGCTATTCCTATCCGTAGAAAATAGTCATAGTTACGTTGGCGGATGGCAGCAAACAGAATAACCCTTCTGAAGCAAGAATCCCCTCACCGGGAATCAATGTATAAAAAGCCGTTCCCGAAGATGAATCTAGTTCGGTCAAGACTTTAGGATACATCGTGACGTTGCCGTTAGAGGTTAGATTGGCCGTGGTTATAGTGAGCGTATTGATTGTCGCATTCGACACAACATAAGCATCATCTATTCCCGCACCAGTAGTAAAGTCGAAGCCAACTCGTGCGCCATTCGACAGGCCATGATTAGCTATGGTGACGGTACATACTGTCGAGCCGGGAATATCGTATGTCCCCGTCAACGCCCCAGCAGTATCAACTACACATGAGTTGAAAGTTACGGACGTAACGGGGGATATAACCACACCCTTCAGACGTGAACGTGCGCCATACGCAAGCGATGAGCTTGTTGCGTGATACGAAAAAACGTCTGTTTGCATAGCCATAGCGGCCCCCTATTAGTTGTTCTGCTGACCAAAGAGGGGATCAGTAACGTAGTAGAGGATGATGCCGCCAACGTTGCCAACAGCCGAACTCTTGCTTTCGGACGTAATCTTGACGTTCTGGGTAGCGCTCATCACAAGACCAAGGCCTGCGCCGTTACCAGCAGATCCAGGTGTAATCGTTGCCACAGCAGAAGCACCGTTAGCAAGATAGGAAACGTTGTTAGTTGCGCCGTCAACTGTCACATAGCCAACGTTCATGGTGCCCGAAGTCAAAGCATCGGTGATCATGACGTGCGTTACAACAGCGTTAGCAGGAAGAATGACTTCAGCAGTCTGACCCTGTGCAACGACAACGTTGCCAGAGACTGCCGCGTTAGCAACGAAGAAGGTTGCTGCCATGACGCCGGTGCCACAATAGGCTTGGCGAGTGTTATCACCGCCGCCCGAACGCCAAATGGATTGGGTAGTAGATACAGCCATCGAATTGTCCTCTCAAGCGAGTTCGGTATGGCAATCTGCTTGACGTCAGCCGGGACTGTTTGCCACACCCGGGATTCCCGGAGTTACTGCGTTATAGCATAAATTTATGAAAAAAGGGGGGTTTATCACCCCCCTTCTATTACGCGCCCTGCGATGCGAACATGCCAAGTGGATCGCTGAATCCAAAGCTGTAACGCTCACGTGATTTGTATCTCACGTTCCCTGTATCAAAATCCCCGTCCATGGAATTGGACATCGGCGTACGAACAAAGTGCTTCATGCCGTTTGGAACGTCAGTGGTCAGGAACCATGCGTTGTTATCGGTCAAGTAGTGGTTGATCGTATAGCCTTCTGGGATGGAACCGTTGTTAACGATCGCGTTCACGTCGTTGTCATTGGTACCAGGACGCAGTTGCGTTTCCAGCAGGCGGGTTGCCACGAACTGCAATGCTGGAGGCACAACCAGTTTACGTGGGCGTGCGGCGATCAGCAGACCACGTTCGTCAGTCCAAGCTGCGATCTGGATAACTGCGTTTTCCAACGCGGTTTCCGAGAGGTCAACTTGAGTCGACGGAGTGTTGCTGTTGGTGCCACCGCTAACCAGCGGGTGTGCTGTGCTGAACAGAGCCACGCCGTCACCACCGGGGTAGTTAGACGAGAAGCCGTTGTTCAGTACTGCTGCTGCCTTAACCTGCTTGGTGTAAGCCATCGCACGAGCCAGCGCCTTGGTATAACGAGCCGACAGGCTGTCATACAGGTTATCTTCGATGGCCTCTTCGGTCAGCGAGAAACCCAGAGCGATGGTTTCGTGGTTGTATCGTGCGGTCCAAGCTTCCTGGCCGTTGTCGTACCGGATCGCAGAACCTTCGTTCTTGACCGGTGCGGCACTAAAGCCAGAGAGCTTGGTCTCTTCTTCGAAGGAACGCTCAGAGGTCTCAGTTTCGTAGATCTCTTTGTGTTCTTCACCATAACGAGCGTACTCCATGCCGAACAAAGCGTTCAGGCCAGGCAGTAGCTCTTTCAATAATTGTGCGCGTGAAATAGCCATGTCTTACTCCTTAAACGCCGGTCGGGTTCAGATACGCATGACCGCCTGTAACCGTCGAGGTTACCGTGTTTGCGCCAGCCAAGTTAATGGACGCGGTGCTAACAATGTACGGTGCGTTAAATTTGCAAATGAACTCGCAGAAGCCGTTTGCGCTGTTCGACGTGTCAGGGACAATATCGACAACACGGATCGGCAGAGATGCAGTCGTGGCAAACGAGGTACCAAGAATTGCAACTTGCGAGTCGCCAGTGGTGTTAGAACCATTGTTCTGTACCAGTGCAGCGTTTAGGCCGATCTGTTCCGAGCTATAGAAAGCAACGGTAGTGCCGGACGAAACGGCAGCCACTTTGAACAGAACATCCGGGTCATCCACAATGTAAGCCTGGATGTCAGGAGCATTAGTACCGCCAGTGTAAGACTGGAAGTTCAGCTTCTGCTGGGTGGACGGGTTCGTGTAAGTGCAGCCAACAAAGATGCCAACCGGAGTCGCAGTCGTCGTACCAGTATCCTTGACGATAGTGCCGTCACTGTTTAGCTTGACCACATCACCATAGTAAATGCTGGTGTTGTAGGCAGCCGCGATACGGAACAGACGAGTCGAACCGGCGTACACCTGACCACCGATCAAATTGATCGGTTGAAGCCCATAAGGCTTCGATACAGTAGGATATGCCATCGTTTACTCCAAAAAGTTTAAGTACCGCCACCTCTCGAAGTCGATGAATTCGACTCCTTGAAGAGCGGCATACGTGGGTCATTTTGCCGCATAAGGTTGTTGTCCACCGCCTTGATTTGCTGTTCCGACTGTTGCAGGTAATGGTGATTACGCTGCTCGGCCAACTCCTCTGGCGTCTTGCACAACAACACATCGCCAATTTGAACGCAGTCTTTCCATCTGCCTTCGCCATTGACTAGCAGTTGATACTGCGGTTGCTCCTCGACCTTGACCGGCTCCCAACCTTCCTTCAACTTCATGGAAATGTTACGAGCGTCAGTTTGCCCCTGAAGCAATACGCGAATCCAACGATACTTGTACCCTGGCTGCTTATCTGGTTCTGGCAGAAGCTCCGGTGGCATCCACTGCTTGGGACGCTCCGCTTGAGTACGAGTTTCGATATTACGTGGTGTACGGTTCTCAGCCATTTATCTACCCTCCAGTTTCATCATTTCCTTGACGTACATATCCAGTGGAACGCCCAATTTCTTGGCCGCGTTTACCGCCGACTGCGAAACTTTGACTTTTTTGGAGCCAGTAGTACGCGTCGCTGGAGCTACGACAGGGGCGGGTTTTTCACGCTGGGGTTTTGGTTCCGGCGCTTCGGCTTCTTCCCGTTCTTCAAAATGCTCTGGGAATCGACGACGCATAGTGTCGTCAACCTTCTTCCAGTATTCGTCCGTGGACGGATATGACGCCCCGTACTGTGAGACTAGCTTCTGATGCAAGCCCAGAGCTAAGCTAGTCATTTCCTCGTCCTTACCGAACCATTCGTTGCGCTCTTGCCACGCAACTGCCCTGTGGTCAGGACGAGGCACTGGATTTGGTTGCGTTTGTACCTCAGTTTCAGGATCTTGTCTAGACGGAACAAAATCGTTAACTCGCTGCAACCTAAACTGCGCGGTGTTCAGCCGTGCTTGGGCTTCGACGAGTTGGTCTCCGTCACCAAGATCGTACGCTTCTTTGTACGCTTTCTTGGCCGCATCAAACTCTAGCTCCGCAGCATTCTTGGCTGTCTCAACGTAGACCTGTTCGCCTTGGGTCAGTCGACCTTTCAGCGTTTGATTCTCCGCCATCAGCCGCTTGGCATACTCCAATGCCTCCTTCTGCTCACGTAATGCCGCCTCCTTCTCGCGGCGCTCGTCG